GCCACCAACATCGTCCTCATGGTTCCACGCTCGCTGCATTATTTCTCGTAGCGTCTCGCATTTGTGCTTTGGCTCTTTGTAGGTGTAGGCATGCAGGTATTCCACTCCATCAATCAGTATGTGATAGGCGTGACCGGGCAAGTCGATCACTATCTCCTGCATCTCTTCCGACTTGATGTGCTTCGATCGCGCACCACGCAACGCCTTCTGAAAGAATGCCTCTTCCTCTTGCGCCTTGATCTCCTTTGCTACTTGTTCCTCCGCCCGCTTGATGACTGCCGCTTTCTCTTCATCATTCAGCGAACAGTTGTCAAGCCGCTCAACGAACCTGCGCGGGATCGGCGGTACTTGCTTCACGAATGCACCCAGTTGCCATTGGCAGCGCAGTCAGCCGATAGCAGGATCGGCCAACCAGTCACCGCATCAAGCCCGATGAAGTCTCCATACCTGCAGATCAGCACACCGCGACCGGGGACAACCAGGGTGCCCTTCTGCGTATAGGCACCATTGATCAAGTTGCGCGGCTGGCCGGTCAGCAAGGCGGCGTTGACCATGGGGATGTCTGACTTGATGGCTTGGATCAGCGCCGTATTGGCAGCACTGGCATCCTCGTCCACGCCGACCTGGAACCCACCAAGGATGGTGGTTGAAGTCGTACCGAGCGTTCTCAGTGCCATTATCCACCACCGGTCAAGAACCCATTCAACCGCCCCAGACTAGCATTCATCTGCGTTGACAGATCGGTGGTCATCGAAGTCAGCAATGACGTGATATCCGCCGCCTGCAACGCCGTGCCGGTGCCGCTACCGGCAATCATGGGCGACACCTGATCGAAGAAGGCCAGGGTCTGCGATGGACCCGAGCCGCCCACACCACCACCCAACGGGGAGAGCTGGCCGGACATGGGACCAATGCCCGGCGGTATCTGGTCGATCCACGCTTGATAACGAATTCTCCAGGCCATTGCGTCCTCCTTATCCAAAGATCAGGTTGAAGGCCGAAGTGCTCTCCAGCCGCATGGCGAACTGCTGGTTCTGGATCAATGTTCCATAGAAGCACTTCCAGCCGACAATTCTCAATTGGTTGAGCGGATCAGACTTGTCGCCCTCTTTCAGGTAGGTGAATTTCACATCATCCAGCCTGATCTGGCCATAGGCGCCACGGCCAAAGATGAAGGTCGGATAGACCGTGACGCCGGTAGCCGGCGCGGCCGGCGGCACCTGTGCTGTGCCGATGCCGGTGATGACAACAGTCTGTCCCGGCGCAAGCTGCGTTGCCTGCCCCTGCATAGGCCCGACAGTCGGCCCCGCCGTGGTAAGCCCAAGATTGACCGGGCTGGTCGAGCCCGGCTGTGACACATAGACATTGAATGTGAAGCCGGTCAGAGCCGGCAACACCACAGAAATCGTGCCGTTGGCACCGACAACAAGGCCGGTCTGCACCTGATAGATGCGGCTCTCGAACTGGTTCTGGTTGTCGGAGGCGGTCACCTGTACCGCATAGGTACCGGCTCCCAAGTTGCCGCCACCGGCAGCGGTCGCCGTGATCTGCGCCACCCCGACAAACGAGGGCACGAGGTTCGACATGCAGAAGCGAATGCCAGACCATTCACCCAGCTCATAATTGTACAGCCGGTTGATGTCCGAATAGGACCACGCCTGATTGACCGCCGAGTTCTCGCGGAAGTCGCCGGCCACGAATGGATGCAGGACCGCCACGTAGTGCGGCATGGTGCGCGGATTGGACGAGGCCCGCGCGCCGCCGGCATTGGCCTCGATCTTGGTGTCGGTCATCTCATCGCCATCGAAGCGCGGTGCGCCGAGCGTCAACAGCATGGAGAATGCCCGGTTCATCTCATGGATGTTGATCACATCGCCGGTCACCAGCGAGGCCCGCGATCCACGCGAGTTGACAAAATTGACCTGCGTGAAGCCCATCAGCGCATTGAAAGTGTTGCGCTCCAGAGTTTCCGAGACTTGCAAGCCGGTCAGCTCGACCGCTTTCTTGAACAGGGGATGCTTGATCGTAAGCTCCGCAACGTCCGTGATAGTGATTTTGTCGCCCCATTGAAGCGCCGTCGCTGAGACTTGCTGAATTGTGAGTAGCTCGCCAGCCGGTGGAACGCCCTCCGACAAAGGAGCAAATGGCAGCGGCACACGTTGATATCGCGTAGCGGTATAGGTGGCACCTCTGCCCTTCGGCAACTCCAACGGATCACCAAACTGATACACGACAAGCTGGCGCCGGACCAAGGGGAGGGTCTTGTCTGCGATATATTGTTCAACGTCAGCCTGGAACGATGAAACGGTGTTGACGGCCATGGCCTAACCTCAAATGCTAGAGTGGCTGACCGGCAAGCCTGTCCTCCAAAGTGTTGCCGCGACGGGGTTCACGACGCGCTACCGTACTGTCACTCCCGGCATTGCCGGGACGCGTCGTTGCATTACGCACGCGCGCCTCCGCAGCCTTGCGCTGCGCGCCTCCGTTCTGTTTGAACTTCAGCATGGCATTCTCACCTATCAAATAGGCAAGAATGACTTCACGCGGCGCATTCGAGCCGTTCTTGCGCATCTTGACAAGTTCTTGCTCGATCCGCTCCGCATGCTTCTTGGCGACTTGCGTATGACCCCACGCCATATCGAAGGAAGTCTTGTCGGATTGATCCGTGAGCCGCATGTCGCTTTGAGCATTCCGCCCAAGCAACTCGGTTCGCAGTTCCTTGATATCTTCCTGAATGCGATCTTCCGCATTCATGTTCTCACGCCGTTCGCGACGCTGGACTTCCGTCTCGCGTGGCTCCTGCCGCTGATTTTGCGTCCGGACATAATCGTCAAAACGCTGAATGGCATCATTCAGGTTCTTGCGTAGGTCCCGGTTCTCATTGGCAAGAGTTTGGATCCGGCGTGATCCTCGTGCCTCTTCACGTGCAGCAACAGGCTCTTGATCGTCCGATGGTGCAGGGGGCTCTACGGCCTCATCCTCACCCTTCGGCTCGTCTTCAGTTGGCTCCGGCTGATCGTCTTGAGGCTGCTCAGTGTCGATATCATCAAGATTGATGTCGTCATCGTCACCAATACGAGACATGGTCAGCTACTCCCAGGCGGTTACGTCCGCAACCCGAAAGCCCCTTACGCGGGGCAAGTCGCTGATCGGCAAAAATACTTCACATCGGTTTACCTGTCAAACGTCCCTCGCGCTTGCGTTTATTGCGTGCTTCATAGCGGCCCTGCGTCGGACCTTTCGACAACGTATTTGGCGGCATCATCGGATGCGATTTCGCATGCTTGACCCGCTTGGTCATTCCACCTTTCCTGGCCATCATACTCCTCCTATGCGTGGACGTGGCATCATGCCAGGATCGCGCATCTGATCCTGGTGAATGGCTCCTGGCGGCTGCTGGCCGCCGCGCGGCGGCCCCGGCACCGCCCCCCGTCGCGGTCCTCCCTGCCCACCGGGCGGCCCCTGCCCCTGCATCGCCTGCGCCATGGCCTGCATCGCCATCATCTGCTGCTTCTTCTGCATCTGCACTTGATGCAGCATGATGTGCTGGCGCACATGCCCGCTTGGATCGCCCTCCTGCATCAACTGCTGATGCACCTGCATGTGCTGCTGATCCTCGTCCTGCGGATTGACCGGCACAGCGAAATTCTGCGACAGCAGCTTGTTCTCGAATTCAGCATCAAGCGAGAAGCGCTTGCGCTGATCCTGGAAGACTTCCGCCGCTACGCGCGGGCCAAACAAGTTCTCCAGGAACTGCTGCACCACCGGCACCATGTTGAGCTGGAAACCCGGCAGCTTGTCCGGCGGGATCTGCCCGACCATGTTGAGCCCAGCCATCTGCATCTGCATTTGCTGGGCGCTGCGCGCCGCCTCGACGCCGAACCATTTGATCTCAAAGCGGCGATCGAACTGCACCGGCTCGATTATGTCCATGGACATGCGCTTGCCTTCAAGCCCGAACTGCCGCACCAGCAAGTCCTCATCGCGGAACTGATGATCAAGATAGACGAACCAGCGCAGGATCGGCGTCAATATCCCGCCCTCCAGGGTCGTCACCGCGTCGGCCGTAGTCAGGATATCAACCTGCTGCTCCTGCGCCACCTGCGCCTGATTGGTCTTGCCCTTTCCCTGCGGCATCTGCGGGATCATGGCCGGGTTGACGCTCAAGCGCTGGAAGATCAAGCCGGTGAACTGCTTGACGATCTCGAACCCATCGGTCCATAGCTTGGGAAACTGGGCGAATTGCGTATCGGCCGGAGCTGTTTCCCAGATCGCGCTTGTATTGAGGATCATGGTCGTCGTGCGCGGGTTCTTCAATGGATCCGTCAACACGATCGGCTGCAATGAATAGTGGGCACTGTCCATTGCCTCGTTGATCGCATCGTTGGCGGCATACTGCATCGTATCCACCTTCTTGATCAACGATTGCCCCTTGAACGAGCCTTGGATCTTGTTCACAGAGCAAGACAGCAGAGGACAGAGGTCACACCAATAAGGATTACGCTTGAGAGAAAGAACAAGGCGTTCTCCTGCAAAATAGATGCGACAAAGCCGCCGCACGCCACGAACATTAAGGATAGTCCAAGTCTCATATACCAGGGCAAAGGTCTTCCCTCCCATGGTCTTGATCCCGGCTGCGTCAACGCTCTTCTTCTCCTTGTTGGGATTTTCCGGCTCTGCTTTTATGTTCAATTGCTCAACCAGATCATCAGCATTAGGTGCGTGAACTTCACCATCATCTATAAGTTGCTCAATCTTTGCTTTAGACCATCTTCGTATGATTGTAACCGAGCCTCCAGTCGCGAGGGCATTCTCAACATTGACAGCAGTAAATGGCAATACCAGTACATCAGCATCAGCCAGCACCTCGACCACGGGATATTGATGCAGGACCTGATCTTCCTTGATGTCATAAAAATCTTCGCTCTCTATCTCCAAGTCTTCATTGAAACCGGCTTCCTCCGCTTGCTGCTTTACCTTCCACACCACATTGCGCTCATTGCGCTCCCAACGCATATAGACGTTATACTGCCCTTCAATATCGCCGTTGACCATCAACGGCGGAATGATGTCGGTGCGCAAGCGGCACTTACGAATATAGAATTCCAACAAGCTCATCAAGTCCTGCGGCTTGTTCTCCGAGGTGATGACTTCGACGTTTTTACCTGAGACCGGGAATATCTGGTTGGAGAAACGGACTTTGCGGGCATCCACCGCATCCGCAACGATGGGCACGAACACTTTCGAATTGCCTGCATAAAATTGCTTAGGTCCGAGATGGCAATGGTAGATATCCCACCAGTCCTGGGTGTCATTGCTACGTTCCCATTGATCGGCAAATCCCTTCTCCACATCTCGATAGACGCTGATCGCCGCAGCTTCCAGCTCCTTGTCGGTGACAAGTTCTTCATCAAGCCCGCTTGCCTCCTGGAAAGCATCCTGCCGGGCAATGACCTCATGCTTTCCTTCGGACGGCTTGGTGCGAAGCTTGGCGCCTTTTCCATCAGCCATCAGCTTGATCCCATCTTGCCGAAATTATGCACAGCGCTGTAGAAAGTCGGGTGCAGCGGCAGGCCGACAACCGCCGGAGGCGCCGGCAGGATCATAGCCCAAGCCCGCGGCGGCACCCAGACCCAAAATGCTTCGGCCGTGTCATAGGCAAAAGCTGCTCCCTGATTGAAGAACGTGGCTTGATTATTGAACGGTGGCTTCGGCAGCACCGCAGTCAGATTGACGTTGTAGGGGGTCTGGAACTGCCATTGCGTCTCGGCCGCATCGTAGTTTCCCTGCACCGCCCCGGTCTGATACATGACCGAGAACGGCTTGCCGCCTACCGTCAAGATATCGATGATCGCGCTTGCCAGCGGGCGCCCGCTCCAGCTCGTCGCATCGTCTTGCTGGAACGACCCGGCAGGGCCAAATATCCAGATACGCGGCACCGCCGGTGTCGGCGGAATAAGCATCGCAAGGTCGCGATATGTCGTCGCCTGCCAGAACGCGGCATCGTCATTGCCGGCAAAGCGGATCTGCTCAGGAATTCCCGGAGGACCGCCGCGCGTCAGCAGCGGCAAGGTTTCGCTGGCCAGCGGAGCCGCCAGCCACACCGCATAGTCATCCTGCCCATAGAACCGGATCTTGGTCGGAATTGCCGGCGGCCCGCCCCGGATCAGGATCGGCAAAGTCTCGCTCGCCAGCGGCGCGGCGTACCAGAAAGCGGGATCGTCATAGCTGGCAAACCGACTGATCAGCGGCACGAATGGCGCCGGCCCCGGCGTCAACACTGCTTGATTGCGATAAGTGGTAGCTTGCCAGAACGCCGGATCATCGTAGCTGACAA